TCGATGTCGGCTCGCGGCGTGCGGATCTTCACGGGGGCGCGCTTCCCGCCTGACAGGATCGTCTTGGAAATCTCCACCGCGAGCGCCCTGGACATCGGCCCAAGATGCTCCGCGCGCAGATCATCCCAGACCCGCCGCCATTCGATGACGTCGGACCCGGCGCGATGAACGTAGGCCACGTAGGCGCGGGTCTTGGTGCGCCAGTCGCGGGCGTGGTTGGCGAGGAGCAGGGTGGCCTTTCCTTCGCGGGATTCGATGGTCTGGGACCACGCCTTGAACGAGACGTTACGCGCGGCACGTTTCGGTCGCCCGGTGTACTGCCAGCCCACCCATGCCGTTCTGAACCCGTTGCGAAAGATTCGCCCGTACACCGCGAGAACCTTCCGCTCTGCGTCCGTGAGTCGGCCGCCGATGTCGCCGAAATCGATCGTTGACCGCGTCTTGATGTCCACCTTGTTGCTCATTGGACACCAATCGAGAACCGCTGCGCGCCGGTCGCGATGATCTTGTACAGCGGATTCCCGCGCTTGATCGTGGCCTCCGTGACGTCGATGGCGAGGCGCAGCTTTGCGAGCCACGGTGGCGCGGCCGACTGGATCACCTGGGGGAGCAGCCACGTCCACAGCGGCGTTGGCCCCTCCCCGGTCCGGTGGACGAATTGCACGTACCAGACCGGGTTTGTGATCGTGAATCCCACGGGGTCATCAGACCCGTAGCCGCCATCTTCGATCGTGTAGTCAAACGAGTCCCGGGAGAGCGACGTTTCAACCGGCCACACATCCTCCACCTCGAATAGTACCGCCTGCGCAAAACCGTCGATGACAAGCATCTCCTGCGCGGTCAACGGACGCGGCGACCCATGGGCGGCAACGATGTACCGCTCGATCGACGCGAACCGGGCCTCGTAGGTAAGGCTCACCCGCCGCCTCGCATGAACGAGTCGATCGGGTTCGTCGGCTTCTTCGGGGCCGCCATCTTCGCCTCTGCCCAGATCATCCCAAGCAGGCGAGCCTGCGCCTCGGGCTCAAGCTCGTAGGCCGCGTCAGGATGGCCCAGGTACAGCACGCCGGCCCTCACGAGGTGCCAATCGACGTATCCGCCTGGGCTGGCAAAAAATCCGCGAGCTTCGCGGCCTCGTTCGCGGTGCGATACCGGGCGCGGATCTCGCCGACGACACGGGCGCCGAGGCTGGTAATCGCCAGCATGGGCCAACCCTCCGTTTGGAGCTCATCCGCAACGGCGGCCCCGTACACGTACAGCTCGTCGTCCGTCGGGATCGACGTCGTCGGGAGCGGGGGCGTGGACAGCTCGCGGGTGTCATGCGCCCACGCGCACCCGATCACGGCGGCGGCGTAGGGCAGGTAGCCCCGCGTCCACCGGTCGCTTGGAATCCGGGCGGTCTCTTCCGGCGCGTCGGCCTCGGCAGGCGCCACGACGACGGTATCCCCGTCTCGGTCGTCGTCGTACAGGTAGCGCGCCATGAACTCGTTCAGCCGCCCGATCAGGGCGTAGGATGGCGCGCGGAACGCCAGGGATCCCAAGGCGGGCCCCATCGCCACCGTGAACCCGCGCGCGCCCATGGGGGCGATCGGCTTCTGGCGGGGCTTCATGGCGTCACCCGCGGGGGTTCCGTCGTGATGTCGAGGATGCGCGGGGCCATCGACGCTGGGTCAACAGGCACCGCGAAACACTGCCGGGGGTCCGCCGGGGAGGGGACGATCTTGACGATCCAGTCCCTCGGCGCTGGCGCGCTGGCGCCCTCCGGACCGGTCCGGTACAGAAGCAGCTCGCGACGCTTGAGCAACCACTTGACGCGCGCCAGATGCCCCAACGGCAGGGCGCCGAAGGGCTCCCGCTGGCGCCATCCGGCGTGTAGCCCGTCAAGCTCGCCATCGTAGGCGAGAACCATCCGGCGCGTGGCTTCCGGAAGGTCGTCGGGAATCGGGGGAACGGGGTGCATGCTGGCCCTCCTGTGGAGTGGGGCGGTTGCTGCTGACTACGCGGATCGGCCCAGGATGAGCAGGTCGTAGGCGTTGGTGGGGCCGGAGACGCCAGAGGTGATCGTGGCGAGAATGTCCGCCGTGGTCGCGGTCACAGGTACGCCGGTGGGGTCGTGAAACACGGCCCAGCCGTTCTGCCCGGTCGTCAGGGCGGGGCCGACGTAGTTTCCGCCGCCGGACCCGAGCGCCGCACCCCAGAAACCCTTGTTGCTCGCGACAGCCCCAAATCCGGCCGTGGCGTGCGGGCCGATCTGAACCCAGGCGAGCGCCGTGGTCCGCTTGTTGCGAATGGCGATAAGGCAGACCTCGGCGAACACAACCGCCTGACCCAACCGGTTCTCAAGCGAGCCGGACAGGTCATATGACGTGGTCGTAGACGCGGCAATGCCGCTCTCCGACTTGCCATAGACCAGATCGATCGACCCGTCAGACGTGCCACTGGAGAAGTCCAAGGCTTCCCGGAACGACTCCGGAATGACCCCAGCGGCCAGCGCGTCCGAGAGGATCTGTTCGGCGACGATGTCGATGATGACGCGAGCGCGGGACGTTGGCATGATGACCTCTACGCGAAGGTGGGGCGAACCTGATAGGACGTGAAGCTGACATCGACCATGCTGGGATCGCCCTCGGCGAGCTTCGCGCGCAAGGTGCAGAACGTGAACGTCATCGTCTTGTCAGACTCCCCGGCAAACGTCCCATCCACCGTGAACTGAATCGTCCAAGTCTTCACGTCGCTCGAGCTGCCGATCGTGGACGTCCAGCTTGACGCCACGTAGCGCCCCGTCGGAACGATCGACAGGTCCATGATCGTCGTGTAGGTGGGGCTGCCCGCCGTGTCCATCATGTCGCGGAGGTACACAGAGAACGAGCCGGTCACCGGCTTGTCGTCGCCGAGCCGAATCGACGGGGTCGTTCCGATGACACCGCGGTCAAGGAACAACAGCACGTCCTCCAGCGGGAAGTCCGCGGAGAAGTTGCCGGGTTCGTAGGCGGCGACGTAGGTTTTCGTCCCGTCGGTGATCGTGATAATTCCGTCGCGCTTTGTTCTGACGATCAGGGACTCGGCCATATCAGCCTCCGACGCGGGCGTATCGCCGCATGGTGTAGGTGTGCTCTACGACGTACCACTCGGTGGATACCGGGTGCCGGTCGCGGCGCTGTGAGACGATCTTGACGTTCCATTCGCCGTGCCATGCGCGGTCATCGGTGACCCACTGCGTCACAGCGTCCCCGGCGTTCTCCGCGGCCTCTTGAGACGCCTGCTGCGCCTTCGGGTTGACGTGCCACAGGATGACGACGCGAATCTGCTCTTGCATCTCCGCGGTCACCCGGTCGCGCATCCGTCCGGTGTTCACGCCCTGGATCAGATCGACGTAGATCCCGCGATGCTGGCGCAGGTTTGGCACCTGCTCCTTCTCGATACGATCCACGACCTGGAACGTTTCGCCACCGTCCAGGGGCGTCAGGGCAAGTCGCTCACGCCACTGCGCCCGACACCACGCAACGGGCTGGTTGACCAGCTCCGCGGCGGGCGGGTTGGCGCTCACAGGGCCCGCCTGTAGTTGCCCGTAGCGAACGCCCCGACCGACGGGCCGGCGTTCAGCAGAACGGCGGGGACGGCCGCGCGCTGGGTGGTCTCGTCAATGGTGCCGGTCTCGTTGATGTCCTCCCTGAAAGTCACGGACGCCATCTCGGCACCGTACGTGGTGAGGTACTCCGCCGCGTGCTCCTTGGCCTCCCCGTTGCCCGCCGAGCTGCGCGCGTCGTTGAAGACGTAGTGCAACGTCAGCGCCATGTGAGCGTCAAACAACGCGGCGGGATCGAAGATGAGCCACGGGCGCCGGCCTTTCTTGATGAGGTCGCGCTCCATCCTGCCTTGCGCCAGAACGCGATACCGCTCAAACGATGTCTCGTCAGGGTGCCGGTAGTCCTCAAGGTCGCGATGGGCGCTCAACAGGTCGTCATCCGTCAGCGTCGGGACAAACGCCGTGCGGACGATGTAGGCCCCGCGGCGCATGGGGTAGACAAGGCCGCCGATCGTCATTGACCATGTGACCAGTGCGCGCTCTGACGGAACCCGCCCCGAAGTGACGGACCCCGCGAGCGAGTAGGTGACCGGGGGGCCAAGGGATGAGGCGGCGGCAGCATCTACCAGCGCATCGGAGCCGTCACGAAGGGTGAACGTGGCGGCGGTGATCGTCGGCACGGTGTTGTCGTCCGCGCGCACCGACGCCGACGGGACCGATGAAACGCCGATCTCGAAGACGAATGGTAGCGCGTGGGCGAGGGTGTAGGCCATTACGACAGCGCGGCCCCGTCGTTCGCGATGACCTGCCACTTGAGGGCGCCGGCGATGGTGATTGCCTCCAGCTTGATGAAGTCACCGACCGCGCCGAGAGTGATAATGGTGTTCGCCGCTTGGTTGATTCGGCTTGCGGCCGTGATTACCCGGTCACCTACCGCGTAGGTGTCCACGAAGATGGTGATCGTCTGACCGAGGAACGTGGGATCGGCAAGGGTGTTGGTCTCTGCCGCCGCCGTGGTGACAGGGAACGAACCCGAGTGCGTGACGGGGATCGCGGTCCCGGTCGCGGCGGCGATGGTCTGGAGCTTGATCTTGGCGACGCCGCCGAGGATCAGCGAATCAGCGGACTGGTCCAGGGTGAACTTGGCGCCGGCCGTGTCCATGTACCAGACCTGATCCAGCCCCGCCCCATCAACGCCCCACTCCACCGCGCTGTTGGCCGTGAGCTGACTCACAACCAGCTTGGTACCATCCCAGGTGAACCCAATGTCACCCGCGCCGCCTGCGCCGGTTCCGAGCGACATGACAACGCCGTCAGCGATGGCGAGAGGCTTCTTGTGACGGGGAATGGCGCGGGTGGTAAGTGCGGTCGTTGCCATGGGTGCGGCTCCCGGGGTGTTGCCCCAGCGTGTGGGCGGCTACGATTGCCGGCCGTTGTTCTTTCGGTCCATCCGCCGGGCGGTTTCCCGGGCGGTTTCCTCCGCCTGCTTCGAGGGCATACCCTCGCCTCGCAAACGGCGCGTCAGGTCTTCCATCGCACGACGCCCGTTCTGGTGTTCCCCGTCCGGGACGGAGGCGCTCACGACGGGCCCGCCGTGTGGATCGCGGGAGCCGGCTCGCCGCCAATCTTGGCGCGGCCTGGACGGACAGGCGCCGCGGGGGCGTCAGGGGCCGCGTCCACTGCGGGGGCGTTCTCGTTGGCCCACCATGCCCGGATCGCGTTGACGCGTGCCTGCTTGGCCTTCACGGCGTCGGAACGGTGCGGGTTGTTCTGCGCCTCGGCGATGAGCCGTCTCAGGCCAAGCTCCTCCCGGGCGAGGATGTCGGACACTTCGGGCCCGGAGATTTGCGGGACGATCCCAGCCTCGACAAGGTGCGCCCGGAAGGCCCGGAACTCCGCGGAGCCGTCCACCGCCGAGGCTCGCCCGTTGGGAAGGATCTCGAACGTGGACGATTTGAAGCAGTAGTGCCAGCCCACATGCTGCATCGGTCGGCCGGCGCCCACCTTGTAGCGCGTGATGAAGTGCATCCACTCGCCAAGCCGGCGGTCCGTCGGCTCGATGATGACGCCACCCTTGGCGCGGGAGGAACCCACCGCCCGATGCGGCGACAGGTCCTTGTCGATCCCGTTGACGCCGGCCTTGATCCGGATCTCGGAGAGACAGGGAATCATGATCTGCCGTTCAGCATCCCACTCCCAGCCGCCAGGGTAGGCGACGTAGAGAAACGAGGTGTTGCGGTATTCGGCCGGGAGCATCGCATCTTCGATGCTGCCCTCCGGCTTGTATACCTCACCTGACGGGCGGATGGGGGTCCGTGCGGTAGCCATGGTTCTCTGTCTCCCTTGTGAACGGTATCAGGTCGCGGAGGTCGTGATCCGGACGGCCCGGAGGTCTTCCTGCTCGGACGTGGCCGGGTAGGAGTTCACGATGTAGCTGGTCATTCCGTTGTCGGCGTCGCGCACGCGCTCGACAAACATCTCGTCGGTACCGACGATGATGTCGGCGGGGTCGATCTGCGGGTCCATGCTGGACACGCTGGCAAGCTGGTAGGCGAACGCGCCCGGCGTGAACATGCACCCGCGGCGGTCGGCGTTGGCGTTGGCGAGCGCCACCGAATCGCACTGGTAGAAGTCCACCTCAAGAAAGCGGCCCTTCCACCCGACGCCGGGCAACGCGAGCATGGCGCTGGCGTCGGTCCGAAACTGCATTACGCCCGTTTCACCGCGCGTCGATTCGATGAGGTGGTTGATCTGCTTCGCGTGGAGGACAGCGGCCGCCCCGCCCTGGTTGTTCTGGAGGTTCAAATAGTAGATTGCGTCGAAGATGTCATCGACCGACAGCGCCGTCGCCGTGGTGCCCACGTTGCCCGCGATGTTGGCGAACAGGGCGCAGAGCAGGTCGGTGAGGGTGAGATCCAGGGACTCGGTCAGGACGCCGACGATGTAGGACACATCCATGGCCCCACCGGTCATCTTGAACAGGTCGGTGGCCTGCATCTTGAGCAGGTACCGGGCGACCGTGAGATCGTAGTTGCCGGTCGTGATCAGGGTGTTGCTGGCACCGCCGCTGATCTCGCTCGATGCCGCCGCCATGACCGCGCCGCGGGTGACCGTGGTAACGTTGGTGACAGTGCTTTGCTGACCGGCGCGAGGCACGAACTGCATCAGCGCGCGGAGGCCAGTCGGGTCGTAGAGCTTGGTGTGGAGGAGGGTGGAAAGGATCTTGGCGATACGCCCACCGTTCGACAGGAAGGTGGCGTAGCTAATTTCGTTGGCCATCTCGGCTCCGGGCGTAAGGGGGTGGTCTGTACCGCCTTACACCCGTTATCGGAGGGGAGCCCGAGGCTGGGGGAAGCATGCCCCGGCGCACCCGCTACGTCAAGAGAGGCCGAGCAACTTTTTGTCCGCGTCGCTCATCCGGATCTGTCCGGCGTCCAGCAAGTCCTTTGCCACGGTGCCGCGGACCTGCCGCCACTCCTCCCCGGTCATCCTCACCGCCGCCTCGTCGGTGATACGCCGGTGGCCGCCGCCGCCCGCCTGACGCGTGCCTGCGTTGGGATCCTGCTTCTTCGCGGGGTCGGTCACCGCCGGCTCTTGACGCCGCTCCTGCGCCACCTGTTGACGGACCACGGGCGGATCCTCCACCTCGTCATCCTTGGGGGCGTCCAGGTACGCGCGCGCCCACTTCGGCGGCTTCTCCTTGATCGCGGCCATCCATTCCCTTGGGGTCGGCTTCTTGCCGTCCTCCCCGGGCTGGAGGCGGTCGTAGCGGTCGCGGAACTCCTGGACGTCGTCGGGGTCGGAGAGGCCGGCACCGATCGCGGCCACCTCAAAGGCTGCGGACAGGCGGGTGTTGGCGAGGTCGGCGCGTAGCTGGTCCCGCTCCGCAGCCGCCTTGGACGCCTCGGCCAGCTCCGCCGCGAGTTTGTCAGCACGCGCCTTCTCCGCCTCCCTCTCCGCGGCGATCTTGCTGGTGGCCTCGTCAAGCCGGCGCTTGGGGATCCACGGGGCATCATCCCCCTGTGCATCGTAATCGGCGCGGCGAGCCGCGAGCTTGTCGGCCTGGGCCACTTTCTCTTCGTCAGTCATCTTCGCTGCCTCCCTTGGTTGTGGTGTCTTCTTCCGGATCCTTTGCGTCCATCGGCGCCTTCCCGGCCTTGACCGCTGGCGCCTTGACCGCCGCGCGCTCTGCCTTCTCCTCTTCGATCTCCTCCTTCGCGGCCCTCGCCTGCTCCTCCGTTGCGTCAGGGTGCATCCGCATGTAGGCGTCTACCCAGGTGATCAGCCCCGCGTCGAGTAGCCCCACCACCTCCGCCAGCGTCGCCTGTACCTCTTCCGGCGACCTCGGGATCGGGGCGTAGGTGACCAGGTAGCGGTTTGGGTCCGTCGGCATGGTGGACCGGGTGAGCGCCGCCACCTTCGCCAGCCGCAACTGATCCCCCATCGCCATCGGCACCCGGAGCTTCTCTTGCATGCGCCGCTGTCCGTCGCGGCTGACAACGATGCTGTAGCCGCTCGCGCCGTTCGATCCGCGGGACACGTCGGCGGGGGAGAGGCCGGCGGACACCGCGAGGCCCTCATCGTACTGCGCCACAGCCTCGCCGCCGGCCTTGGGGTCCATGCCCGCGCCCCACTGGGAGAGGCTCGCATGCTCCCCGGCGCGACTCCGGATCTGGAGGATGGCCATCGGGTTGATGACGTGCTGCTCAGTCGCAACCCCCAACGCGCGGGTCGCCGTGCCGCCGACGATCTCCCCGTCCACCACGGCGCGCGCCGGGAAGCCAGCGTCACGGTACCCCGCGAGCCATGCCGTCCACAGGCAGGAGCTGGTCAGCGTGCCTGCCACTAGCTCGGTTCCCGCGGTCGGCGTCCACAGGCGAGGCGCTACGTAGCGATGGTAGAGAACGTAGGGCAGCACAGGCTCACCCGCCGGCCCCCTCATCCTCTCCGGCCAGCCGGTGGCGCCCGTTGCGGCCTCGGTCAGGTCTTCCTCGCCGCCGTCCTGCATGTCGCGGTAGACCTTGAACTCAGGGGACGCCGGGTTGCGGACATCCCACCGCTCCCAGGTCCATACCACCTTGCCGTCAATCTCCCTCTCGCGTAGTTCGGTCACCATGCCGAACTGCGCAGGGTTCGCCTTGCCGGGCACGCCAAAGACCATGTCACCCGTCACCACCCGATACGTGACTTCCTGGGTATCGCTCACGTCCAGGCGTAGGGCGCAGTCGTTGCATGCAACCACATACCGGAGCATGTCCTGCTGCTGTGCCAGTAGCGGGCCGTCCACCATGCCCTCCCCGCCCTCCATGGTCTGCCCATCCTCGTCAAGGATGGCGACGCGGTAGGGGCGGTCGTAGAGCGTTGCTACCTGATTGTTGAAGGCGAGCATCGGGTTTCGCGACTGCTCCGGCCTCGGTAGCGTCACCTGGATCTCGGGCGCAAACCATCCGCGGATCGCTTCCTCTGCATCGGGGAGCCATGTCCCGTCGATCATCCTGACGCGGCGGGAGGTGACGTCCCATCGGATCTTGTCGTATTCGTCCTTCGGGGCCGGCATCGGGTCAGGCATTTACAGCACCGTGAGTGATGAGGTTGCCCCCTGCGCCGTCCGCAGGAGGAGATCCGCGACGCCATACCGGGCGGCGTCGATGTTGTTCTTGAGGTCCTCTTCCTTCCCGGTGTAGAGCCGGGCCGCGCGGATGAACGAGGTACAGGTGTCCACCACGAAGTACCTCCCGTCGCGCATCGCCGACGACATGACCGTTTCGCCCGCGTCCACCGACCCGCGGCGCTTGTCCGGCACCGCGAATTCGCAGGGGAGGCGCGAGGTCTTGAGCAGGTCGCATAGTTCCCGCTCTATCAGCTCGTTGTACTTGGCGCCACCGCCCATAAACCCGGCGCTGTTCGCGTCCCCGATGATCCTGGTGAGGTGGTAGACGGTCAAGCCGAGGGCGCCGAGCTGGCGGATCATCTCCTTGGCGATCGTGAGGGGGCCGGTGTTCGCCGGGAACACCGTCTCCGCCAGCATGAACACCTTCCGGCGCTGCCACAACTGGAGCGTCAATACCTGCTTTCCGGTGAGCTGTCCATGGTCCATGCTGTGTCGTAGTTCGTCGCCGTCGGACCGATCGAAGTCGCGCGGGGTCTCGCTGGCGCTGATGACGCACCGCTCCGAGAACCCTATCAGCTTGCGCCCGACGGAGATCCCCTCCCACTCCCCATAGATGCGCTGCGCCTTCTCCCAGGAGCCCATGCCGGCCGACTGCGCGTCGATTGACGCCTGGTTGCGGATGACGCGACCCGAGATCGTGGTACAGTCCTGCTCCGTCAGGGACGGCCGGAACTGCACCCATTCCTCGGATGGAGGCTCCCCGGTGTCGGCGTTTCCCTCGACGCGCTCCTTGAGGTATCCGCAGGGGCGCGCGATCGGCGTAAACCCCATGAACACCGGGCCATTCGCCACCGCGACACGAGACACGGCCCCGCCGAATCGGTCCTGTTTCGGCGGCTCGTCAATCCAAAGGAACCCGACGGTCGCGGACTCCGCTGACATACGGGATCCCTCCCCCCCTCGAAAGATGAGTTTCTTCCCCTCCCTGGTGAGGATGTACCGCGAGCCGTGCGTATACCACCCCTTCCCCTCGATATACTTCGTCGCTGGATCCAATAGGTCCATGGGGGCGACTTCGCGGAGCTTCTCCGACACGATCGGGTAGGCGTTGTCGAGGTCGGCGATCATCGCCATGCCGTGCGCCGGGCGTAGATCGTCGCGGGCGAAGTGCATACCCGTCAGGTGCGCGAACGCCTCGTATGCGCATGAGATCGTCTTGCCACTCTGGTTCGGCGCCCTCAACAGCTTCCGGAGGTGTCGCGACTGGTGAAACGCCAACATTCCACGCGTCGGCTCGTACCCGTAGAAAGGGTTGTCGCGGATGTACGTACGGCACCGAATCATTTCCTTTCGGAGCTGCGGCGTAGGTAGGCTCTCCCACCGCGCGCGGAACACGTCCGGAGGTAGGGCGGCGGCTGCGCGGGCGAGGGGGAGGTTGATTAGATCACCATACCTATGGCGGTTGAGGGGTCAACCTCGATTCTGTACCCACCAGATCCAACGTACTCCCATCCAAGCCGAAGCATTTCATCATGGTCTACCGGAGTAGCGGCTCCGTCAATCGCGATCGTCTCGATGTTTAGCCACCTCCTTACCGCAACATCCGGCACGATCTCCGGCCAATCCCCGACGTCCTCACCCGGGTAGTCTTCCGGCCCCCCGGAGTCCGTGAACGCCGGAACGCCTGCCGGGACCGACGCAAGCGCCTGTAGGTATGCGAGCGGCGCTGTCACCGCCGCCCCCGGCGTGAGCGCACCACCCGAAGCGGCGGAAGCCCCCGCCATCGGCGCTGAACTGCAATGCCATTAGCGATAACGATCAGACGAATCCGCCGTAGGCGGCACTCTTCCATGTCTGTCATCGGCGCCCCCGTCGCGCCCTGATTCGCTTCAACCCTGGTCGCGGGGCATACATGAACGCAACCGGGCCGCTGTAATGGCCGACCATCATCGTCTCTTCAATAGCGCGCATTTGCAATGGGTGCATGTAAAACACGCGCTCCGCGATTGCTGGCTCCTCATTCAGCCATGCGTATAGTTTGGCCAACTCCGTTGCGAAATCCGGCGCATCTTGACTGTCATCGGTGCCGCCCAGCATGAGCGCGCGGAGGCCGGGTGGCTCGTCGGCTGCCGGCTTCATGGAATCCCCTCACAAGCCGCCAGCGCCCCCACCAGCGCCACAAACGGCGCGTCAGCGTCCGTCGTCGCCGGGTCGCAGGTATCGCGGATGAGCGTGACGACGCACTCGCTCACGGGCGCGGCCATGTCCTCCCAGGCAGCATCGCAGAACGCGTCTACCTGGACGGCGTCACACGCCCAGTAGTCGGGCGCGGTATGACTCCAACAGTCGCACGCCGTCGCCGTGTAGGCAAGGCATCCGCCGCGGGGGTCGGTGGGGTAGGCGCTTGCGGTGTCAGGTTCGGTGACGGCGCAGGAGAGTAGGAGGATCATCATGTCGGCTCCAAAGGCACAACTGGGCAGGGCATGCCGACGCGCAAGACGCGCCCAACGACGCAGTAGGACGGGCGCCAGCGGGCCAAGATGGAGCCCTTCGGCACGGTCACCGCGACCACCTCGGCATACCCAAACGTGGCGGCGTAGTGCCTGGCGGCGGGGAGCTCCGTGAACAGGTAGACGTCCTTCATTCGCATGGCGCGCACCACGCCTTCGCGGCGGACGGCGTCGGGGTCGCGGGTGGCGTGGTAGGCGGTCATGGGGTTGTCTCGCCCACCAGCCGCCGATAGCGCGTGACCATCATTGGCCCCGTCATCGGCGCCGGATCGCCAAGCCGGTTGACGACGCTGCGACGGATCGGCCGGTCATCCATCCGCACACCAGCCCAATCCCGAATCGTGCGGATCACCAGATGCGGCGGCGGG